CTCGGCTACCCAGTAGCAACATCACTCTAGTCCCAAGGACTGAGAGATGGCCATTCTTCATCCCAACCCTCACGGGTTTGCATTTCCCTGAAAATTGAGGACGAGGCTTCTACAAAGCCTCTCCTTGATTCTTCCAGGAATTTGAAAGTTGAATATGGTTGTCTCTCCTCGGGGAGGTGAGTGATGGTGATGGGAAGAACAGTCCGTACAGTCTCCAGTCTTTCGAAAGGAGCAAGTGTCTTGTACTGAAACTGAGCTCGGTAGAGCTTTTCCCAAATGTGTGAATTGTGTCTTAGAATGGTGGCCGCCGATACTTTCAATGGCGCTTGACACCGTTCAGGATGACAGTAAATCATGTAGAGATCGAGTTTCCCAAAGGCTGAGGCTTGAGATTCGATTATCTTTTGTAAATGCGGTCGAGGACGACCTGCCACAGTGACCTTATGAAGATCTAGTGATTTGATAGACCAAGATTCTCGGACGCGTAACGGTGCGTCGAGCTGAAAAGATTTAAATTGCGGTTTCACAAAGCGGTTGGTGATCATACGTACAATACGACGATCAACCTCCGATGGACCATATACAAAATTCATCTCTTCGAAGCCCCCTGTATCTAAGGCGGGTAATCCTAATCCTCCTTCACTTTGACCCACATACCACGGCACATGTAATTCCTTCAACACAGCACGATTTTCCAAAAACAACTTATGACATTCTTTTAGTAACTCCACTGGACAACTCTCATGCAGAGCCTTAAGCTGCTCCGCAAACAGTGGTACCGCTTCAAACTTAGCATCGACTTGATCTTTGCCTTTAAGGTCAGCTTGAGAGCGGCCCAGATTCCTGATCAGCCCCATATTAACATACGGGATAAGAGTCGGTTGACCCTGATTCATGGAATAAGATGTACTATTAATGTTCAGATATGAATTTGAAAGATAGACCTTACCTAAAGAAGGTTCTAGGCCAACTGATCGTGCCATGTTCCCCCAAATCTCCTCAATGTACCTTCCACCACCTCCAATGAGACCATCGTCACCATTCACCGAAATATCCGAAAGATGGAGAGGAATTTCTTCCCCTTTATCCATCTCAAGACTATAACGGCAAACGGCGGCATTGACCACACAAAGAATGATAAAAGATATGATAGATCCCATTAACTGACCCCACCTTTGTTTCACCGACTCCACCACGTCCTTCTTCTTAGAAGGCTTCTGAATGGTATGACCTGTAAGGGCCATCTTTCCCATTAAGCGTAGTGAGTCTGACAATCCCACCTCATCACAAATTCCATACCAAGCCTCAAGACTCGCCGCAGGATCCAACATATTGGTTGCATCGGCGTAATCTACAGAGAGGTAAGTATAGTTTTCGTCATGAAGGGGTTGGGCACCATGAGCGAAGACCTGTTTAACGAGGTTCTCGGTTACTGGTGTACCGGTAAAGACAAAGGTAGGATGGTTTCTTAGGATTGTGTGAAGGAAGCGCTGAACAGGTTTCAGGCAGAAATAGATCCAGGACGGACCCTTACTGATTACCCTAACCTTAAGTGCCTCCGCCAATGGTACCAGCTTAACATCAGCTTGCTGGTTCTTGGCCTTTTCCCACACTCTATCATACAACTCTCTATACACAGAGTTGAGCCTCGAGGAGACTCGAGACGAAATCACATAAGCATCCACTTCTCCAACTTGATTATCCTGTTCATCTCGACGTTCCGTTGCAAACCACTCCGAAACATTAAGTGGCTCCTGGTTCTCAACACCAGTAGGAAGTATTCCTTCAGAGATCATGTCCCCGTATGTACCAAGCTCAGAACGAGCAGTGGTATAATTAGCTCGGATAGAAGGAGCTAATGGAAGATACAAATCTTCCTCCGTGAACTTATGACCCCGAAAAATCTCTCTAGCAGTCCGTCGTACTTCACCTAACATCCGTCTTCGTCTGTCCAACACCTCTCCATCAGTAGGTAAATGATCAGTAGTTAATTTCACAAACGTCTCCATACAGGCTTTAAGAAGATCATCCTTTCCCGGTCGCGGCATCCCTTTTTTGAGATATAAGACGCTAGTGGCGAAAGACTTCCATTTCCCTGAACGTGACATTTTTGACATAAACCGACCTAACCTACCTCCAGAAAGATGCCCCGGATTGTCCTCCGCCCCGAAGGGTTGCTTAGGAAGGACAAATCCGAACGAAAAACAAAAATAGGCAGCAATCTTGTACTTGAAGAATTTGATCCACGAACTTTGACTTGAGCATAATTGCCAATGACTCAGAGTTTCCGTGTAATCATCGTCAGCACTTGGGACGAAGCCGTAAATACGGCATAATTCAATCAATACATTCAAACACTCATTCAACACATTTAGTTCACCCACAATGGCACCATGGGGGAGTTTACTCTCTACCAAGAGCCCAGTCTTTACGAAGACTGCTGGTCCGGGAAGGGCATGAGCGGGTTTGGAAGAATCAACAGACGCACCAATCGGAAATTGTTTCGCTAAACGCGATTTAACCGAAGTGGAAGAAGTCTTATTTGATCCCAAATCTCTCTCGTTCCCTATCTCACCGAGCCCAGCCTTACTACTTAAGGTCTGGAGGATTGCACGCTGCTTCTTCAACCATCGTTGAACGG